CATGTGATCTCCTTGTGTTTGTGTGATGTTTTTTGTTTGTAGGAAGTAGAGTGAGTGAGTGTCTGCCCGGAGAACTTGGAGGAAAACCGGACGACACTACTCAACGCTCGGACACTCACTCAGCCCCGGTATCATGAAGCCCGTAGTTAAAAACCCTACATCGCCGAGATTGCTTTATTATGGGGACACCACTAAAAACGTGTCAAGCACTAAACGATAAATTGCATAACTTTTTCTGTTTGTTTCCTTATAAAACAAAAAAGAGGTTGACATTTTTTCTCGGTATTTTACGATGTTTCATGGATAAATCAAATACTGTTTTACAGGTAACGTGGTACAGGGATGAAGAGGGAAATCTACTCCGGGACATATACGGAGGAGGGATTGAGCAGACCGCAATAGGCGGGTTAGTGAGTCAACTTTCCTTTGATGTTCACGCAAAGGGAGCGCTCGGGCAGAGTTCGTCAGAAAAGCAGGACACTGAGCCGAGGGATAGGCCGGGAGAGATTGTCCCGATATCTCCAACAGCAGCCTCGGACAAATTGGTCGATGCTTCGGTAACGCCGGTAGAGGATATTCTCGATAAGGAGCCGGCAAAGGAGTCCGAAGCAAAAGAAGGAAATGGTGCAGGGGATTTTTAAATTTTAATTAATGCCCGGTGGCGGAATAGGTAGACGCACCGCAAAGCGTGGGGAGTTTGTCAGTGCAAGACCCCAGTCGGCTGACGTTGCAGGGTGCAAATCCTTGCCCGGGTAAAAAGGAGAAACATATGAAAAGCGAAAACAGAGTAGATCTGCTAAAAGGCATTATAGTACAGATGAGAGACTTCAAGGAACAGAAGAAAGCTATCAACGAAGAGAAGAAAGCTGCAGAGGAAGGGATGTACGAGGAAATTCTCAATGAAGAAGCCGGCGACAATCTTCTCCATAATCTAAAGACAGAGTATTCCATCATCGTCTCAAAGATTAAGGAGCGCAAAGAGATTAACGCTAAAATCAAAAGACTCGATGGAGCCATGGAAAAGATTATTATGGGCGAGGATGAGTACGATGATTGCCAGATGACTATCGATGATATCATGGATGGCAAAGGCCAAGGCGTAGTTATTGAAGACGACGACGAGGAAGAGGAATAGGTTATGCCGAAGGAAAGAGCAGAGTGGACTGAGAAGGACGGGGAGAAAGGATTTAGGTCTCTCGGTGTTATGCTAACAAAAGAGGAGTTTATGTATATGCGCGAGATTTCCGAGGTGAACAATACGTCCATGTCTAAGGCAGCTCGGAATATCTTTCTCCATTCCAAGAAGAACGTCGTAAACTACTCTCTCGGAAGTATCAACACTAATCTTGAAAAACTAAGTAGAGAGATAGAAATAACGAAAGGGCACGTTAAAACTTTGGAGAAATTAGTTGGCAAAGAAACCGTATAACAAATTCCGGAACAAGAGTGTGACATATGTCGGTATAACATTCCAGTCAATAAAAGAGGGGCAGAGGTTCCTTGAGCTGCGCCGGATGCTGAAAGAAAAGAAGATTAAAAATCTGGTGTTGCAAAAGGAGTTTGAAGTCCTCCCCTGGAATCACTTCAATCGGGAAGTTAAGTATATAGCTGACTTTGTTTACGAGACCCCAGAAGGAAAGCTAATCGTCGAGGATGTCAAAGGCTGGAAGAAGGGACCTGCCTATGAAGTATTCAAGATAAAGAAAAAGCTTATGTACCACTTTCACAAAATAAGAGTACTGGAGACATAATGAAAGTAACATTGAATATAGAGAGGGACGACGAATTAAGAGCACACATAAAGGATTGTATAAAGGGCCAAGTTCTATCTGTCACAAGAGGCGAGATAAACGAGGTGGTGAAGAAAGAAATAACAAGAAAGATAGAGAACTCCTCCGACTACACCATCAGAACGTTGGTAGAGAAGGCGCTTGCCTCTGTTATAAAAAGTATCGTAATCAGCGAAATGGGATCCAATAGAGAGTTTGAGAAGTTTATAAGGGGGGCTGTTCATGAGAAAACATCTGAGATTATAGACAGGTGGAATCTAAAAAAACTGATCGACGAAGCTGCCCGAATAAAAATAAGGGAAATGGCAGGTACTATGTAAAACCACTTCCACAAAATACGTGTACTTGAAACTTAGACGAAAGATGTCATATGTCATATGGGAGGGAATTAATGAATCTTAAAGAATATGTTAAAATATTAGAACCTAAATATAAATGTAATTGTGATTTAGATAAGTGGGAACCTGAACAATCAACAGGCCACTCCCCTGTTTGCGTAATACATATAATTGCAAATGAACCGATAAATCAAAAAATATTCAACGTGAAAAAATAATATAGGAGGAAACATGGATAGGTGGAAAGCGACAATAATTGTAACCGATTTAATTAAATTAGCAGTACAGAATCCTGAATTATGGGTTGAGTTTAAAAAAGAGTACCCCGTTCTTATCGAAGAATTGGAAAAATTAACACGGACAAAATAAGCGTAGAGGTGGAGAGGATGAAAAAAAAAGAACAGGACTTAGCGGTATGTCAAATGGTAACAATAAACGCTGTATTGCGTGATTGTCCAATGGATATTGAAACAGCAATAAGAGAAATGAATTTAGATAATAAAGAATGTTTAAAATTGGCAGAAGAAGAAAATCTTTATTGGATTGCTGGAAATATTAGAAAACAACTCTGACAAAATAAGACTCATGCAACATGTGTAAAAACTACACACTTGGGTAATATTTCTTGACATTATTACCTCCTATATGTATATGTGTAGTATGGGAAGAACAAAGCGGAAGGACCTACTACAATCCCGCCTCGTTGAAGAATTAAACAGAAAGCTCGATGGTGAGACCAAGGCTATATTATTGGTCAAAGCAATGGTAACCTCTGCTATTGGCGGCGATACCGCTATGCAAAAGTATATCATGGATCGTGTCGAAGGGAAACCTAAGGCAGAGGTGACTCTTGATATCTTTTCGCTGGTCTCAGAGATAGAAGATAAAATAGACGTTGATAAATATTTGAACAAACATGGAGTTGATATTCCTGTGAAGGAGCCCGATAAGTGTTTGAGTTCGAAGATAAAAATCTCAGATACAAAAATGATTACCCCCGCATCCTCAAAGATCTCCGCACACTAAAAGACAAGGGAGATAAGGGGTCCAGCACGAAGGCTATTGCGTTAATGCGCAAGCTCTGTCGAACCGACCTCTTTTTTCTCATGTACTTTATCCTCGAAGTAAAAGTTATTAATGACGAGTGGGTTGTTGACCGGATTCTCGAAGTAGAAGAGCTCCACTCTGATACCCTCGACCTATGGCCGAGGGAACATTTTAAAAGTACGGTCCTTACTTACGGCCTTATTATACAAGAGATACTAAGGAACCCGGAGGAGAGGATAGTTATATTCTCCCACACAAGAGCACAAGCAAAAAAATTCCTCCGGCGAATAAAACAAACCATCGAGCAGAACACTCTCCTCGTCGGTTTATTCCGCGATATATTTTATGAGAACCCGAAGTCTGCTCCGAAGTGGAGTGAGGATGAGGGCCTTCTCGTAAAGCGTAGAGGCAGATTTAGTGAAGCTACTCTCGAAGCCTGGGGCCTGGTTGACGGCATGCCTACAGGTGGACACTACACCATCCGGGTATACGATGACCTGGTAACTGAGAAGTCGGTCGGTACTCCTGAACAGATGAAAAAACTCAAGGGAGACTTTGACCTCTCTCATAACCTGGGCGTAACGAAGGGCGGGACTATGAGAGTCATAGGGACCATCTATCATTACATGGACCTGCATAACGAGATGAGTGAGAGTGGAGAATGGAACGTAAGGCTGTATCCCGCTGAAGACAAGGACGGCCACGGCGTACATATGACTGATGATGTCCTGAGTTCTAAGCTCAAACGTATGGGAAGTTGGGTGTATGCCGCGCAAATGATGCTGTGCCCTGTAGCAAAAGGGGCAAATATGTTCGACCAGGAGAACCTGCGGTATTACGAGCAGGAGCCTCCATTGATAAAAAAGATAGTTGTGGTTGACCCCGCTAATACGAAGAAAGCTTATAGCGATTATACAGTCATGGCCTGCCTCGGTGTAGACCCTTATAAAAATTATTACCTTCTTGACATGATTAGAGACAAGATGGAGCTGAAAGAGAAGTGGCTGGCTCTCCACACATTCATGCTAAAGAACGGTGTGTCTAAAGCTTACTACGAGAAGCATGGTTCAGGCTGGACAGACATACAGTATTTCAGAGAGAAGATGAAGGATGACGGTATATATTTCACTATCCAGGAAATAAGCAATCAGTACGATTCTAAACCAAACAGAATCCAGCAGCTCCAACCAATCCTTGAAGACTTACGATTCTATGTTCCGAGAACAATGAGCTACCGGACACTGGAAGGAAAAAGAACAGACCTTGTTTACGAACTGAAGCATGACGAACTCAGTAAGTTTCCATTCTGCAAGCACGATGATATGCTGGATTGTATAGCTATGATGAAAAATGAGGAAGTGATATTCAGACCTCCAGTTTTTACAGGGCAGAGCAACGAAAGTAAAGAGTGGAATCCTCTGGAAGATCACGAAGCCACAACATGGATGTCATACTAATGGGAAAGCGAAAAGAAAAGAGAAGCGCGTTAGATAGAACCAGGGAAGCGTTTACTCAGGCAAACAGCGACTGGTCAGGCTGGCTCAGCGAGTGTGAGGAAGATTTTAAATTCAGGCTCGGCGACCAATGGGCTGACGCTGACAAGGCTGTGCTCAACAAACAGGGCCGTCCCATCCTCAATCTTAATATAATTAAAAAACCGTGTGACCTTATAACCGGGTACGAGAGGCAGAATCAAACATCTCTCAAGGTTATGCCTATAGAAAAGTCAGACCAGACAAACGCAGATTACTTGACTTAGCTTTACAAGTGGGCCTCAGAGTACGGTCATTACGGCCAACAGCTATCTGATGCGTTCAATGATGCTGTGACCTGCGGGATTGGCTGGCTACACCCTCACATGGATTACAAAAAGGATCCGATATCAGGTGATGTTGTTGTCAGTAAAGAAAATCCGTTCAGAATAATGTTCGACACAGAGACTACTCAACACGACCTTACCGATTGCGGATGGATTATCCGTCACGCATGGTTATCAAGGGAGAGGGCAATTGAGCTCCACCCTGATTTCGAAGATGATATATCAAGCGCTAAAACAAACTCATCCAACTTTGCTTTTCAAAAGCCGGTAGCAGTGTATACGGATTATGTAAATATCGTTGAACACTGGAGAAAGCAGACAGAGAAAAGGAACTTCCTTATTCACTTGCTAACCGGAGACATGAAGGAGCTTACAGATAAAGAAGCGAGTAAAATGCGTAAGCTCATAAAAAACAAAGGGAACAAGCCCCTTGACCCTGCTGATCCGGAAGGCGACACATACTCTAACTTCACTGTTGTAACAAGGGATGTCCAGGTAATAAAGATGACCGCAGTGTGTGAGGATGACATTCTGTTGTATGATGGAGACAACCCTTTCGGGACAGACGAATATCCTTTTATCCCAGTGTTTGGAAGCTGGACTCCGGCTATCAACGATCTGGTATTAAAAATTCAGGGAGTTGTAAGACTTCTAAAGGATCCACAGAGAGAGAAGAATAAAAGGCGGAGCAAACTTCTTCATGCTACAATGCAGCTTCCATTTTCAAACTGGCTTGTTCAGAGAGGCTCATTGGAGAATCCTGACGAGCTTAAAAAATCAAGCAGCCCAGGGAATGTTGTACAGTACGAAGGCTCGAAGCCAGAACAGACACCCCCTCAACAGATATCGCAGGGCCTTATACAGCTTGAGGAGATGTTTAGTAATGATATTCGAGAGATAGGTCCCAACGCCGATATGCTTGGGATGTCCGGGCAACAGGGTGGGTCAGGCCCGTCTGCGCCAGGAATAACAATACAGATAAGACAAAAGCAGGGACTGACTTCTATCCAGGAATTGTTTGACAACTACGCCAGGGCGAAGAATGCGTTTGGCCGGTACGTTATAAAGCTAATGACTCAGAACTTCATGCCGGAGAAGATGGTAAGAATAACCGGCAAAGCTCCTCCCCCCGGGATAACCGACTCAACTACCGGGAGGTACGACTCCAAGATTGAAGATGCTCCAAACACTCCGACTTACCGGGCATACATGCTGATGCTTATAATGGAGCTTATGAATAAAGGTGTGAATGTTCCTCCTGATATGGTTATAGAGGCTTCGGACCTTCCTCAAGAGTTTAAAGACCAGATGCAAAAGTCAATGAAGGCTCAGCAGGAAGCGGCTTCTCAACAGGCACAGCTCCAGACTCAGAAAGAAACGCAGGCAATGGAGCTTGAAAAAGCCAGGGTCGAGCTTGAGTATAAAAAACTTGAGCTTGAGGGCATAAAAGCTGGAATGGACGCAGCTACCGCAGAGGCATTTATAGGCAAGACTGAGGCCGAGACTGAGAAGATCCAGGGTGAGACACAAAGCACCGGTCTCAAGGATGTTCTCGAAGGGTATCAGAGTGGAGAGATTATGGGAGCAGGTATGGAGCAGGCCGGCGTTCCCGAGGAAGTACTGCAACAACCACAACCGGGAGTAGAGGGAATATAATATGCTACAGTCCTCTAAATCGCTAGGACTTTTTTACATAGACTCAGGTGGAGGTGCCGGACAAATAACCGGGACAGTCACTACCTATGGTGACCTCCCTGCAGCTTCATCTGTTTCCGGAAAGTTTTACCTGGTAACAACCGGCTCGGGCGTGTATCTGATAAACCGTAAGCCTGCCGGATTGTATTACAGTGACGGCGCCTCCTGGTCCTCTGCCCCGGACTTGCCGACATATTTTAATGACACAAATTTTCAGATGTTTAACAATGCTAATAATTCTAAGCTCCTTGAGTGGGACCTGTCAAGCATAACAGCAAGCACAACCAGAACAATAACGATGGCCGATGCCAATGTTGACCTCGCGGATATTGCTACTAATATTGCGAATGTGGTTGAGGATACTACTCCTCAACTCGGCGGTAATCTCGATGTCAATGGCAATTCTATTTCTGGATTTACAGCATCCAGGGCAATGGAGACTGACGGGTCAGGGCTACTTCAGGTGTCTGCTATAACAAGCGCGGAACTTGCATGGCTGGATGGTGTATCGAGTAGTATACAGGACCAGCTTAACGGAAAGCTCGCAGACCAGACAATCGGAATTGCAGACGATAATCTCCTAGAAGTTGACGGCTCTCCAAACTCGGCTGAGTATGCACGATTCACTGCTGCTGGACTGGAAGGACGTACCGAGTCTGAGTTCAAGGGGGACTTTAACCTTCAGATAGGAACAGACGTTCTTGCACAACAGACAATCGGTATCGCTGACAACAATCTCTTAGAGGTAGACGGGAGCCCGAACTCGGCAGAATACGCAAGATTCACCGCTACCGGATTAGAGGGGAGAACCGAAGCTGAATTTAAAGGCGACTTCAGCCTTACTATAGGAACTGACGTTCTCGCTGAGCAAACAATCGGGATCGCAAATGATAACCTGATGGAAGTAGACGGCACTCCAAACTCTGGAGAATACGCACGGTTCACAGCCAACGGCCTTGAAGGTCGTACTGAGGTAGAGTTTAAGTCTGACTACAGTTTGGTTATTGGTACAGATGTTCTCGCGGAGCAGACGATTGGTATCGCTAACGACAATTTGCTTGAGGTCGATGACTCTCCGAATGACGATGAGATATGCAGGTTTACTGCTGCCGGAATAGAGGGCAGAACTAACGCTGAAATGAAAACTCAACTCGGATATCTCACTGACCTTGTTGATGACACTACTCCTCAGCTCGGCGGGGACCTTGACTGCCAGGCAAACTCTGTTGGCTTTACTCAGCAGACTGTGACCTATAACTCCGGGACGACGACAGTTGACTGGGGTGCAGGGAATAAAGCAAAGATGACTTTCGGAGCAGGAAACATAACTACTTTTGCTTTCACAAACCCGTCAAAGCCCGGGAACTTCCTCCTTATTGTGAAGCAGGATGGAACAGGAAGCCGTGTAGTGACAACGTGGGATGCTGATGTAATGTGGCCAAGTGGCACAGCTCCGACGCTCAGCACTGGTGTAAATGATGTGGATGTTATCAGTTTTTACTTTGACGGAACAAACTATTTTGGCGTAGCGTCACTGGATTTTTCATAGGAGAAAGGGATGGCACTTGAAGTATCAGTTAGACTTTTGACAGCATGGGAAATATTGAGAGAGTTTCGTTCTCTGTTTGAGGACATTGAGAGACAGGTCAAGCTGTACTATCAGATTAAAGACAGTGATGTTCCAGCAGCGATAGAGCATGGAAAGAACGCACTTACTAAAGCTTACAACCTGAAGGATAGGATTTCATATTGGGTTGAGGTCAATTCCGTATCAGACTTAAATGAGGTTTTGAATGTTATAGACAATACGATAACTGCCTCTGATATCAACGATGAGTATGATGCAATGATAACTTATTGCGACAATATCCAGAGTCAAATTGAAGCGGAAACGATGACATGGGATGAGGGTATGGCGACACTTGCAGCAAAGTACAATGCTATAGTTCCAACAATTAAGTTGGTTTACAGGCCTGGATTTACGGACAAGTGGGGTAGATAATGCCTGTTGTCACGATTGGTGAGAATACAGCGGATGATTTCGCAGGAGCAGCAGGGGCGCAGATTTATTCGGCTTCTCCGACAACGAATTATGGCGAAGTTAACTACGGATATATTGATGAGACTACCGGATATAGATATCTATTATCCTTTTCAGGGCTTTCAAATATATCTGCCCCGGTAACTGTTAGCGCCTCCTCAATATATATCTACGCTCATGGAACTAGTAATCCTTCTCCTGATATGAACGGCAGACCTTTACTTGTTCCGTTCGTGCAAGGTGAAACGACGTGGAATATAAGAAGTACTGGAAATAACTGGACGACTGCAGGAGCAGGGAGCGATGGAAATGATAGGAGGGCGGTCGTCAGTTTTACTGTTGACCCAGGAGTGTTGTCCAGCGCGTATGCGGTTCTTGGTTCTGCCCAACTTGCATCCGACATAGAGGATCAAATCGATGGCACACTAAATAATTATGGATTTGTTATTGATGCTATTAGCGGACACCTCCAGCAACAAGCGTATGCAGACGGGAAAAGACCGTATGTTTCAGTTAATTATACGTCTGGCGGCGGCACTACATATAACGCACCATTTTTAGGAATGAATTTTTAGGAGAGAGACATGAAAACTCTTGGTAAACAAATAACAAGCGGAGCTGAAATACTTGCAGAAGTTATTGAGATAGAAAAGCACCTTCACAACCATGAAAAATGGTTTGGTGACGCTGCTTCTTCATCAGCAGAGACACACCACGCTGACAGGATGAATGGTACAATTGCATCTTTCGACCTTACCTCTGGAACCAGTGCGTTTAACTCTACATGGACTCAGGTGCTTGGAAGTACTGACACTCCGGTTGAAGCCGGGAAAACAAAGTTCGACTTGCACAGGATTATCGTGATTGATACTGACAGCACGCTGCCTTTCATAGTGCAGATTGTTACCGGAGAGTCTGGCGATATCGCTGCAAAAATATCATCAGAAGATTTTACAGAGTTTCCGTATGTCGCTGCATCAAACAATATAGATTCAGGGATAAGTGATGTTATCGATGTAAAGTCTGATGCCGGAACAAAGGTTTGGATGCGGTGTGCGTGTGTCGGAGCGACAGGAAAGATTATCAAACTATATTTTGGACTACACGAGTACGACGAATGATCGAGAAGATAAAAAGAAATATTACGTCAAGGGCGTTCATCCCTCTCATTGTGGGTGTTGTTGCCTTTTTCACTACCACGAAATTCCCTGATTGGGCTTTGCTCTCTGTAATGGGGTTGTACTGTGGTTATAATTTAAGCGGAAAATTTATAGAGAAGAGAGGACATGATGACTAAACGAAATCAAAAATATGTTAAAGCGACAAGCAATGGGAACGCTCACCTAACTGTAGCACAGACACTTACCGGGACCTGGGCAGCCTGCGGGCCTGAAATAAATGTTCAGGACTACGACATGATAACCCTGTGGCTTGCAATAAATATAAACAACAGCCTGAATGCTCAGTTCAAGCTTGTTCTTATGATGGCTTCAGGAGGTACAGAGTACTCTCTGCCAATACTAAATGTTGGCACTGACCGAGTAAAGTTTCAGCCTGAGTATTACGAGCTTGATGTGGATGGTACGGATACTAACATTGTGGAGCGCTTCGGAGTAACGGAGGCTTCGCATGTTAAGTTATATATTAAAGCGGGGACTGTTGGTAGTCCTGCAGGAATAATGACTTCTGTATATTTTGATTTATCAACAGCCATCGCATAGGAGAGAAAGATGCCAGATGAACTAACGGTCGAAAATACTGGTGACGACGACCAGAATGCAGTACAACCGGGCGATAATGCGTTGGGTACGCCGCCAACGGAAGATGTAGTCCCACTGGAAAAAAGTCCAGAAGAGTACCAAAAGGAAATTACTGGACTTCTTGAGACTGCAAAGAGTGAGAGGGGAAAGCGACAGGTTGTGGAGGGCAGAGTTAATGAGCTTACAAATCAGCTCGCTTACATAGCTCAGATGCAACAACAGAACCAGGCCGCTGCTCCTGCGGAAGTCGATGAGTTTGATGATGACTATATCTCTAAAAAGGATTTCAGAAAGGAGACCGAAAAAGTCTCCGGACAGATTACCGAGGGTTTTAACGCTATACTGGTAATGTCTGAAAAAATCGCCAGGATGAAGTATGACGATTACGATGATGTTATTAAGTATTACACGGCAAGGCAACAGGCCAATCCTGTGTTGAAGCAACAGGTCCTCGGTTCTTCGGATCCTGCGGAGGAAGCATACCAAATTGGTCGGCAGCATCCTGACTACTATGAGACTGCGATTAAAAAGCAAACGCAGCAGAATGCAGACAGGATGAACCGTAACTCCTTACAGCCATCTACTCTCACAGACACAGGGGCAGCAAGCACTGCTGCTGCTTCTGATTTAAAAAAGATTAATGACATGTCTCTCGAAGATATCAACAATATTCTTGAGGGTAATGCGAGAGGCATTAAGAAGAGGTAAAAATGGCACAAGGACAAACGACTATCACCGAAATACCCGCCGCGGTTAGGACATTTTACGATAAGGCCCTTCTCGCCCGGGCGTTGCCTACCTTTCTTCACCAATTGTTCGGCCAGATGCGACCAATTCCGAAGAGCTCAGGCGACCAGATAAAATTCCGTCGATACAATAGTTTCTCGGCGGCTACAGCTCCACTCGTGGAAGGTACTACCCCTACCCCTGTGAAGCTTGTGAAGGTTGATATAACAGCCTCACTCAAGCAGTACGGTAATGTAACACAAGTTACCGACATGGTAGAGTGGACTAATCAGGATCCGGTACTGGCAGAGACGACTATCCTCTTGGGTGAAAACTCAAGTGATACTCTTGACCTGGTGTACCGGGCAGTTCTCGTTGCTGGAACCAGCGTTCGTTATGTTGGTGCTGTTGCAGGAAGATCGTCTCTTGCATCACGGATAACTTCGAACGACCTGGACGTTGTAATCAGGGCATTGAAGAATAACAATGCCAAGTTCTTTACGAAAATGATTAACCCGTCAACCGGTTATGGTTCAAGTTCGATTCGAGCTTCTTTCTGGGCGATTGTACACCCGGATGTAGAGTTTGACCTGGACTCAAACATCACTGATTGGATTCCAGTGAATGAGTATTCAGCACAAAAGGAGACCTACGAGAGTGAGATTGGCAGCTATAAAAACGTACGTTTCGTTTCAAGCACCAATGCATTTACGATAGAGGACTCAACGTGTCCCGACTATAGCGCGACATACCGTTCTGCTGACGGGACCTACGCAACAGTTTACAGGACTCTGATATTCGCACAGAACGCTTACGGTGTATGCCCATTAAGTGGTGAGAACCTTAAAATGTATCACCATCCTCGTGGATCGGGTAATGACATTTTAGAACAGTACAGCACACACGGCTGGAAAAGTACTGTTGTAGCAAAAATCCTGGATGAGACTCTTATGTACGGTATAGAGTCTCTGGCCACAGAGTAAGGGGGTATAGTATGGGTCAACACATGGATTACGTACAGGATGTAACAACAATCACAGCCGCAGATATTACGGCAACCTACAAGGACCTGGAGATCGGATTCGTTCCGTCGAAGGTGGAGTTTCAGGTGTCAACGGCAAGCCTTAAAGGCTACTGGGAGAAAACCATGAGAGACGGGTGCATGGTTATTGAGCAGGTCAACGAGCTTCCTGAAAATGACATACTTCTTGGTAGGCTTCTTCCTCTGATTGGATCTTCTGACGATAAGAAGGTTAAGAACTGGAGAGCCGCTGCGCAGTTTAACGCAGCCGGAGATGTAAGGATTGAAGTAGCTGCCGCTGAAACAGATTTCACTGCCACTGACCATGACATTGATGCTGGTGAGTGGGCTGCTTATCTCATGGACGTTGTGAATGACGGTACGACTTTTGTACTCAAGCGTTCAGGTGGAGCATGGGGGTCTGTTGGTGGATATGCAACCGAGGCGCTGGCTATTGCAGCCATGGCGACGAAGACATCAAGCTCGGCAGAGATCGGCTATGTCACTGTCAAGGCAACGGCTGGTGCTATCTTTAACGCAACTACTGATGCACTTGCTGGTGGATCATCCGGTACTCCGGCTGATGAAACCAACTACTACGAAGGTTACGGAATTATGGCTGGAGGGATTACTCCTTACGGCGGAAGTTCCGGAGATACTTTTCGCGGTGTCAGGATAGGTTCCCACGGACTGCTACTCGTTGAGGGTGGCATTATTGAATACAAGGCGTTCCGGTAAGGAGGTGAAACGATGGGTGAAATAACCAAAAGAACTTCCAAGGGAATGACAAATCCTCGGAAGATTAAAAAGCTTATGGATAACCTTCTCCAGAACATCGATGATAATGTTGAGATTCGACTCGGAGACTCGGGGGCAACAGATTCTTACATTAAATTCGATGGAGCCGGTAACTTAACTTTCTATGACTCTACTGTTGGGTCAGCTAAGACGCTGACTCAGCTTAGTGCTGCTGGAGGTGTTAGCACTCTGGATGAAGCTTTCGATGGTGGGAAGATTATCAATGGTGCAACGACTTCCGCAAATGCAATGGGCGTTGGTGGGGCTACAGACTATATTACGTTCTGGCAGGAGGGAGCAAACGACGTAAGAATTGGTACGACTGCCGGAGCTAATCTAAACATTAGCGCTGCTGGAGGAGCAATCGATTTTAATAATGAGACTCTGGTTACTACAGGGACTCTTGGAGCTGGAGCAACTACTGTCTCAAGTCTTACGGATGGTACTGCGACACTTGCGAGTGGAACACTGGGGGGTGCGGTTGGCCTGTCTAATAGCGGGGCAATCAACTTCAAGCCATCTGGTGACAACGATGATTATATTGTTTTCCAGACTACTACTCATGTTCCTCAGATTACTACTGCCGGAGGCGCTAATTTAAACATTAACGCTGATGGTGGAACGATTGATTTCGGTGACGAGTTACTGTTGACTACCGGGACACTCACTGTCCAGGGTATTGTCAACACAACTTCCGTAATTGATACTACCGCACAGCTTCAGATTGGTGCTGATAATGTGAAGATGACCATAGGTGCTTCAGATGATACCGATGCTTATTTTTACTTTGATGGTGCTGGGAATTTGACTTTCTATGATTCCGCACTTGCAACTGAGGTCACACTCTCTACGCTTGCAAGTACCTCACTGGTAGACCCGACTGTTACTGGAGAGCTTACCATCACAGATGGAACATTCATCTGGACTGATGCTGCTGATGAGGTCGCTGGTACTTTTACATTCTCAAATGTTACAAATGATGGCATTGACATTGTTGCCAACTCTGCAACAACTGGGAATTTAATACATGTTTCCTCAACTTCTGTTACATCCGGAACGGGTGTGAGGGTTGATATGCTTGAAAGCACTCTCAATTTGGGCCTGTATTTCGAAGCGTATGATACAACCGGCGGCGGTGCGATTGTGTGGAGTGTCGGCGAAAATGGAGTAACTACTATTGCAGGGTCCGCTGCTGGAACTGACGCAGTGGTGGTTACAGCCGGTGACATCACGCTCACAAATGGTCATGTTGTGTCTACTGACGGCGACCTTAATATGGATGAGGGAAAAGTTGAGGTTGATACAACCACAGACGAGACCTCCTATATTAAGAAAAACGCAGCAGGTTCAGCGGCAGTATTAGAAATTGAGAATACTGAGGTTACTTCTACCGGTTCTGGAATACTCATAGACCAGAACGCAACAGGTAACGCGATTGCACTGGAGATTACACACGCCGGAGACCTGGCAGCTATTGACATAGTAGCGAGTGCAGCCAGAACTGGAAACGTGATTAACATTCCAATGGCAAATCAGCTAGCACAGACGGCTATTGATATCACTGGAGCTGCTACTGGTACAGCGAGTGAAGGAATACTTCATCTTGACCTGACAGGCGCTCTCGCTGGTAACGCGATACGAGTTGACTCAACAGGTACAAACGCTGCAACTGGAAGTCTGATGGTTCTGTCGTCTACAGGGGCGCAGGCTGCTGCAACAGAGGGTATCTGTGCTTTCTTTGAGGATACTGGAGCAGCATCAGCTACAAGCTACGCTGTTTCTATAGCTTCAACGAGTAACGAAGCACTTCACGTTGACGCTGGACTTAGTCTATTTGATGAGAGAGTGACAATTACTCTCGCTGATGATACTGGACCTGCGCTGGCAATTACTAACCCGGACACCACGGGCGACACCAACGCTGTAACGGTGGTCCCTTCTGGTGCTGGTGCTGGTATTGCAATCACACCTCAAGAAATAGACACGCAGGGATTACTTGTAACTACGGTTGCAAGTTCTGTAATACCGTTAATTGACATTGACGGCACTACCGGGGCCGGATGGATAGGCGCCGCGAATGTCGGAATGATGGATATTAGTGGTGACGGTACAGCGGCACATGTTGACTCTACACTTGTCAGAATAGGTGTTGCCGGTACTAATGTCTCAGGCCAGAACGGAATGGGGCTTAGAATCGAAGATACCTCAACTTCCGGCGGTGGTACTGAATATGCAATGTATATCTCCTCGACTAATAACGAGGCTATACACATTGATTCTGGTATCGTTGTTGTAGATGAGACTGTCAAGGCTACTGCAGGTATTATCACAGTAAATGCAGTAACCGATGTTGCAGATCCGCCTACACAAGCAAATATGGATACTGCTTTTGGAGCTGGTGCTGCAGGAAACGATGGCATGATTGGAATTATCAATGATGCCGACGCCGGGACTAATGCTTGGCTATGTGTTAATACTCACGGTCAATGGTATTACGCAGCGAAGCTTACAGTAGGAGCATAGAAGTAAGTATAAAATAAAATAGTGGGGCGTAATGCCCCACTATAAAAAAGGAGACACAATGAAAAGGGAAGAAATATTAAAGCGTAAAGAAGATTTAGTCAAGGGAGTAGACATAACAAACAAGGAGATAGGCCAGATACAAACACTTCTCGACGAGAAGATAGTTACAAGGAACGCGACACAAGGTGCAATCCTTGAGTGCAACTTCTGGCTTGAGCAGCTCGCGAAGGCAGATAAAGTCGCAGCAGAGAAAGTCGTAGAGATTAAAAAACCAAAGGGAGACAAAGATGGAAAAGGCAGAGATATCAGTAGTAAATAATCCGACGTGGGGTTTTCCGGAAAAAAGCGATATAGACGTTGGGCTTAACGGTATTCCCTACAAGATCCAGGAGGGCAAAACTGTAAGGGTCCCTATTGGTGTGCTGGAAAATCTTGAACATGCAGTCGTGAGAGTTCCTTCGACTGATGATAAAGGCCAGCTTCTTTTCGATGAAAAAGAAAAGATGATATTCGAGGACCACAAAAGATATATCGTGCAGGTATTCAAGGATCCTCGTAAAAAGAAGACTTCAGGTAGCACCGCGAAAACAGAGATTGCTCTCGATGAGCTGGAGAAAATCGATGACATTGAAGAGTCTGACATAATTAGCGGGGCAGACGGAGAGAGTGGTCGCGGTATGATTAGAAGGATAGTGGACGGAGCTTTCGGCTCGGAGGTCTAATGACACTGCTTGAGATGTACAACAAAATTGCCTGGTTGGTTTACGGAGATACAGCCCCTCCTGCATCGTTCGCAACAAATATGCAGGGGGAGAACGGCTTTATCTCTGACGCTCACAGGCAGATACAGAGAGACTTTCTCTATTGGTTTATGTATACAACAGCCTCTCAGATTCTTACGTCTGGAACTTCAACATACAATTTTCCTTGCACTGCTGCCGACCTGAAGGAAATTGGAGCAATAATTCCTTACGACTCGGACGGTGCATTCTCCGCAGCACTTGGAAGAATGACTCCATCTGATGCAAAGTCAGCGTACCCTGACCCTACAGGAGTAAGTGAGATACCTCTGAATTATACTTTTGATGTATCAACGTATACTGTCTATCCGGAGCCAAACGATTCAACTGTTTATCTCCTGCTTCAGTACTGGCAGTTTCTACCGAGGCTCACAGGCAACACCGACACGGATGCTCTCACAGTTGAGGGAGCCTGGGTAATTATTTACAAGGTTGCTATTGATGCCTGCATAGCTCTTGATTATATGGAGAAACTCCAGACTCTCCCTGGCAGATACGCGGAGGCTCTTAACTCTCTTCGTACGGAAGACTGGAGTCGGAAGCGAGGAGGTATGATGAAGGTTGATAGGAATGATTTCTAATGCTAAAGACTAAAGAAAATATATCATTTCCTCCAGTGCCAGAAGAGTTTGATTCTGAGTGGTGCCGCACTATCCATGAAATACTGAGAGACATGAGCCAGGATATTCACTCTGATCTCGGAGCAGTGAGAATCCCTATCGGCACTATAATGTCATGGGATAAAGATTCCACCGGAACTCCCGACCTTCCTGCTGGATGGGTAGAGATGAACGGACAGACTCTTAATGATTCAGCAAGCCCGTATCACGGTACAGTAATCCCTAATTTAAACGGAGCCGCTGCCGGAGCAGACCTTAATGATGGTGTGAATGACAACCTCGGGAAGACCGGAGACATATATCTAAAGGGTGACGAAGCTTCAGGAAAAACTGAAGAGGATACTATTCAGTTACACGGGCACTCCATCACTCTTGATATTGATACAACTTCAGCTCAATCTGGCATAGTAATGAGTTCTGCACTGCATACTTCTTACTCTTCAGATGGGCCAATTGGAGCGCCGGTTGAAAATGGGGCAGGGGGAACACCGAGAACAGGAACAACGACTAAGCCGAGAAGCTATTCTGTAGTCTGGATAAAGAGGGTTAAATAAATGCCAGCATCATTTACAAGAACCTGGGACGCGGCATGGGAAGCGATACCGGCATCCTCTGAGAAATATAACCTCGGCGCCCAGAGACTACGCGAAATAAAAAGCGATATATCAGAAAGGTTTATTGACGAGGGTGTCTTTTTAAAAGACCTGTCCGGAGTTCCAACTAATGTTGGGACCGGGACCAACCAGGGTGACGGAGCTTT